ACTATCCTAACAATTCAAAAGATTTATATACAGTTATTCCTTCCGGAATGGAATACAGGCCAGACAAGATGTCTGTGTTGGCCTACGGAATGCCTGATTTTTGGTGGAAAATAATGGAGGCAAATGGCATCGCAGACGTTTTTGATTTTAAAGCTGGTGTTAATTTAAGAATACCGACCAATCCATTTTAGGAGTTTATATGGCACAAGATTGTTTATCTGGTTGCGTTGGAGAAAAACAATGTGGACAATTGTTTATTGAACAAGCGTTAATTAGTGGATCAAACACTTTAGGGCCATATGTAATAGTTGGGTTTAATAATTTAGAATCCGGTGAGTCCATAACTGTTAGCAACAAATCTTATGAACTTCAACATCATGAAGCTGCGATTAAAAGTTTTGAATACGGGTCATCTAACGGCAATCAATGCAAAGTAGAAATTGTTGATCAACAGGGTGGTGCTTTTGGAAAATTTTTCGAAGATATACTGAAATGTATTGGCAAATCTTCTGAATCAATAATAATGAAAGTTAAATTTGGATGGGTTGGTACGACATGTGATGGTGAGCCAATGACACCATGGCTGTCTCCGGAGTTAAATTTTGGATTAATGATGATTGAGTCTACTTTTAGTGAAGGTGCAATAAAATTTATTGCCAATGGGGCAGACGGAATGCAGCCTATATTTGCTGCAAGAGCTACTAAAGCAAAAGGTGGTGATAAAGTTAACAAAATTCCACTTAAAACGGCCATTAGACAGTTATTTCAAGATAAAGAGCCTAAAATACCTAATGTTAAATTTTTAAAAGCAAAACTTGGAGGGAGCGATGAAGAAGAGTGGAACTTTAAATATTTCGGTAAATTGGGGCCATCAGACTTTTGGATAGAAAACAATCAAAATAAATTAGCAATTGCCATGGACTGGATTGAGGGATTTCGCACTGAAGACGACAAGGGAATTTTCCCTATTTATGATCCTATTGACAACGGATCGGGTCCGACCCTTATTTTTATGGAAGATCCCAACACCGATGGTGACAAATGTAGAGAAGCGGAAACAGTGGGCACTTTCATTGTTAACGGCGGAAAATGTTCAACCGTTTTAGAATTTTCTCCTAAGGTAAAATTTTTAGCACACGTTGCTAATACGCTGGGTGTCGGCGGGCAAACGACTAGTAATACTCACAGACCTGTTAAAAAAGGCGAAGAATTAAAAGATGACGATTGCCAAAATGATAATGCTGGTCGGATGCAGAGTGTTCCAATGTCTGTCCAACAAGGCTCCGCTTATGGACAAGAAGACGCCCCTAAAGAAGTATCTAAATCTCAAGATGTTAATGCTAAAGCTGTTTCTGTTACTGAAAACATAATGCCCATAGAAGCAGAGCTTCGCATTATGGGGAGTCCTAGACCAGAATTTATGAGCCCTCCCAATTGGACAGGTAGAAAATGTGCAATTGTCGTAGTAAATCCATTTCATATTTTTGATGCTAGCAATGATGCCTGTGGAGAATGGCTGGCTGAACCAACTTGTAACAACATCTTGAGCAATGAGACTTGGGGCATCCAAGGAGTTACGCACAATATATCAAACGGATCTTACACAACTACTTTAAGCGTGTGGTTGAAGCCCGATGAACCTTGGAACTAAGGAAAAATAAATGTCATTTGTAGATAATGTAGATAAATTAAACAATAGAATAAAAATAATAGAATCTCGTTTTGATGAATTGGGATACGATACAAAACGTATGGTTACAAGTGAGTTTAAAAAACGATGGAGATTTGAACCACAATCTGAAACATATTTTGGAATGTATACAGCCGTTTGTGTAGAGACAATTGATCCTCTTAAACAAAACAGAGTAAGATTCTACAGTCCAGAATTAAATGATCCGGAGACACAAATAGAACAATTAGAATGGGCCAACCCAATATCTTCAATGGGAGGATTTGATGATTGTGGTTTGAATTGGGTACCACCAGCAGGTTCTTTATTGTGTCTTATTTTTTTAAGAGGTAGTCGAAGGGCTCCTTATTATATAGGAACTACATGGGCACGGAATAGAGACCCAGATGGGCAGCATAATTTTGATTACAATATAGATGAATATTATAAAATTCATGAAACTCATAGAAAAGGTTATTTGGGGGGCAGTAATGATGGATCTCAATCATTACCTCCTTGGAACACAGAAAGCTATAATGGAATTGATTTATTTTCAAAACAAGAACAACAAGAATTTGATGATGATGCTTTAGCCCAAAAGAAAATAACCTATCCCAACATTTACGGCTTCAAGACACCCCAAAAACATATGTTAAAAATGGTTGATGGAAATTATAAATGTGGCAGCAGGCATAAACGGATAGAACTTCAATCAAGTCTTGGAAACTGGGTGATATTAAAGGATGATTATTTACACCCTAGTGGACAATGGGCTCATCCCGATTGTAATTGTGGTAGTAGTGGTGATGAAAGTCTTTGTAATGATGATGACGGCAATCCATTAGAACAAACAGGAGATTGCAACACGCCAGAAACTTTACCTAAGTGTGCCAATCCATATTTTAAGCATCAAAATGAATGTAGACCTTATAAAGGGCCAGAAACGCCTCAAAATAATAAATCTGCTCTAAATCAGAGTGGAATACAAATGTTGTCTAGATCAGGACACACTATTATTATGGATGACTCTGTAGAACAGCCAGAGGTGGGAGAGGGGGGATTAGCTTGGGAACAATCCTTAAGTGGTTTTCCATTTGGTTGCACTAACAAATATGAAGGAAAATTTAAGATTATTTCTGCTACCGGTCATCGTTTCGAAATGAATGATACCGAAGATATACCAAATAATAGAGGAGAAGACAATTATATTAGATTGTTATCAGCTTGTGGAAATCTAATTGAATTAAATGACCACACAATAAATAAAGAGGTGGCTGGTGCAAAAAGAGGCATCACAATGCAATCTACCAGTGGTCACACGATTGAAATGATTGATGAGGACAACGAACAAAAGAGCCCGGTTAGAGCAGAAATTGGCAAACCATCAGATGAAGCTACTGCAAATATCGATCCTAAGTCTAGAGCACAAGCCAAAGCTAAAAAAGCATTTATAAAAATAAGAACTGGTTATGGTTTAGAAATAAAAATGCAAGATGAGAATAGTCAAGAAGATACGGTAGGACAACATATACAAATTTTCTGTCCTCAAAAAGACAATAAAGAACGTGGTCCACATTTAGCCCGTTTTCAAGAATTGCCAAATGGTCCTGGCTATTATTTAGTAAGAGTTGGCGGCAATTATATTTGTTCTACATATGATAGTCACTATACAATTGTTGGAGAAGAAGACAATCCTGCTAGTAAAATAAGCATTTCAAGTAAACATACTTTGGATGAAAGTGATGGATACTATATAAATAAAGCGAAAGTGCATTATGTCATAGCAGATGATGTTATAGTTTTGGGTGCGGGTCAAGACTGCCCAATACCTGACAGTGATGAAAAAGGACCGTGCATTATGCCGGTTGTTGTTTATCAGCCAGGACCACCAAATAAACCTGGGATGTTACGAATAAGCGATAGGGTGTTTGCATCTGCTTCGCCTAGATCGCCTTGTCCATCAATTTTTGAATTAGGTCCATTTAAACGAAAAGAAGATGAAGGGGATGACGACACTTTTACCTTCCATGGGGCAGAAACGACAATAGGCGATACAGAGGCAGTTCCAATATAACTCAAGGAATAATATGGACACACAAGGTTTAGCATATCCGATTGTAAAACATCCATTAGGATTGTTTCGTTCATCAAAGAATGTTGAGGTTTTAAAATCAGATATAATGATATTATTACTTACTAATCCTGGCGAGCGTGTAATGTTGCCCAACTATGGCACTCCACTAAGAAAGTTTATATTTGAACCAAATGACTCTGGCACATCTGATGAAATAAGTGAAGTGATAGCGGATTCTATTCGTACATGGGAGCCCAGAATTGCAGTAGAAGCTATAGAAGTAACGTCCAATTTTCCAAAAGATGAATTAAACAAAGAAGATACTTTTGAACAAAAAGAACATATATTAGGAATAAAAATAAAGTTTTTTGATCCAAATAATATAGCAATAGTTGATGAATTAAAATTAGAATTACCAATTGAATTTGGAGGATAGAATGCCACAAGAAAATTGTCCCGTTGATGTTAATCCTTATGATGAGGCTGCATTAGTTAAACAACCAAATATTATTAGTTTAAATTATACAAACCAAGATTTTTGGTCATTAAAAACAAGACTTAGAGACTTCATTAAAGAAAGGTTTGGAGAGCAAGGCACAGTTCTTCCCAATGTATTTAATGATTTTGTAGAATCTAGCCTTGCTATAATGTTGATGGAAAACTATGCCTTCGTTGGGGATACGCTATCTTTCAAAATGGATCAAATTTCTAATGAACTATTCATTGACACTGTAACTGAGGTTGAAAACGCATTTAGATTATCCAAATTAGTTGGGTTTAATCCTCAACCACCAATTGCCGCCCGTTCATTGTGGTCGGCTACAATTAATGCGGTCACAGAAACAGATGTGGTTTTAAACACTCCTGTGGTGATTAATATTGTAACAAACGATACCCCAACATCAATAGAGTTATTTCAGGCAGATGAAAATAATGAACCACTTTGGAATGATTCAATAATTGTCCCAGCCGGAAGTTTAACAAATGCGAGCATTATTGGATTAGAAGGTAAAACATTTAAAGAAAATTTTGTTGGAACCGGTTTAGTGTCTCAAAGTCTGGACTTAATAAACTTCCCTGTTATTTTTGATTCTATAAGAGTAGAAGTAGATGGTGTTCTCTGGGAAGAGGTTGATTATTTTACAGATTCTCAGCCTCGACGTGAATATAGAATAGAATTTAATTCTAATTGGGAAGGCTTTGTTATGTTTGGCAATAATAGTGCTGGCATTATGCCATCGCAAGATTCTCAAATTCAGGTTACATATAGAGTTGGTGGTGGAACTGTTGGCAATATTGTAACTGGTTTTGTTACTTCTCAATTTCAAGCAGATGTAAGCGGTGTTGATTACAAGGTTCCAGTAACACTTACAAATTATACAAAAGGAACTAATGGTTATGACGGAGATACAGTCGATGACATAAGAAGAAAACTACCAGAATGGGTTAGAACACAAGATAGGGCTGTAAGCGGAGAAGATTATAAAATTTTAGCTGGACAATTTGCAACTGCTTATCATGGACAAGTAGGAAAAGCTATGGCTACTCTTAGAAATCACGGTTGTGCCGGTAATATTGTTGATATTTATATATTAGCTCGTGACAATAGTGAAGATGTAACAAATAACATTGATTTAATAACAGCATCTAACGGTTTAAAGGTTGATTTAATAGAAGAATTAAATGACAAAAAAATGATTACAGATTTTACTTGTATAAAAGACGGCATTATAATTCCCGCAGACATAGCAATAGAAGCAACATTGGACAAATTTTATAGAAAATTCCAAGAAGATATAAGAACACGAATTTTGTCACGTTTGGATAGCTTCTTTTCTTTAAACAATTGGGATTATGGAGACACTTTAAGAAACATAGATATGATAAAAGCATTGGCTGATATTGTAGAGATAGACACTTACACAATTACTTTTACAACAGATGATGCTGACAATTCTGGGGAGATTGTGACATCTGATTTTTATGAGATAATCAGACCTGATGATACAACAATTTCGTTTATTTATACGTAATGGAGATACATGACATTAAAGAGAATAACTGAATCGCCTACGATTACAGATACTATTATTTTTGATATTCTTACACCAAATTCTAGTGGGTGTTATGATAGCAATCCGTATAGCATAAATGATATTACAATATATTATGTTGCGAGAGATTACAACAGGAATAATTTTGGTGAATATGATGCGGTTATTGTTGATGATTCTTTAGCTGCTGACTTAGAAGCGGCCAGAAAAGCTGCTTGTACTTTAGGGTTGGCAACCATGACGGAAGAACAACTCGCTGCTTTAACAATGACACAATTAATTAATTTGTTGCTTACCTCCCCAACCGAAGAAAATTTATTACTTGTAGAAAGACTTCAAGCTCAATTGCTTTTGACTAATAAGACTTCTACTTTTTATTATAAGGAAGCTCGCCCTGTAGCTGTTTTTGGAGATTCAGAAAACCCAGTTTGGATTGAAACGGGAGATTCTACAACAGATGCCGAAAATGCATTAATGTGGGGTGTAACAAATATTGATGAAGATGCAGATGGAAACCTTCAGGTTGGTCATTTTGAATTGAAATGGGAACCGGTTGGAATTAGAGAAGGCGATTATTTTATTTGTTGGACTTGGGTGCCCACCGCAGGCGGAGATTTTCTTACTGCTCATGATTATTTTTCATTAGGTGCCAATACTCAAACGACGACTAGTATTCCTACTCATTTTACTAAAAAAGATAAATATCAAATATTGCTTGAGAGATATTTGCCTTCGATGTTCAAAACATATTGGCAAGCTAATGACTTATCTCCAGACGTATTACAAGGATTTAATGATGCTGTGGGGGACGGCTTTTCATCATTGGAAGACTTGGCTAATCAAATGGTGGATTTATTAGACGCCAATGTTATTCATGAAACAATTTTGCCACATTTGTCTAGTTTATTTGGTTTAAAGTTACGTTCCGATGATCCTACATTATGGCGAAGACAAACAAAAAGAGCCGTGGCTTTGTTTAAGAAAAAAGGAACAATGAGAGGGCTAACCGAAGCCTTAGCTCAAGCTGGTATGGAGCTTCAGAAATTTACTAAATTATGGCAGGTAATATCTCCTTGGACTTGGCAGGAATTATTTGATGTAGAAGAAGATAATCAAACTGAATTTGAACTATCACTTACAATGGTATTGCCGCTTGATACTAATAATTTTGAATTATATTATCGTGGAGCAGATGACAGCACATGGACAACATTAACATCTGATTATGTCACAATGTACAATTTTGATGGCACAACAACAATGACATGGGTTGGTCATTTATTATCTATCAACCCAATTACACTAGAAGAAGGTGATAGCATAAGAGTTGTGTATGAAACGGTTGTAGTGCCCGCAGTTAGTCAAACAATTGAAGATTACATTAGAAGTTTGTCATTGATGGACCAACGTGATGAAAGAGATCAGGATTATCCTTTAAAAAATTGGAATGTTAGACTTATAGAAGAAGATGATGCATTTTTTGATATCATTATTCCTGTTTCGCATCCTTTTTATGATTCTTTAATTTTTGGTAAAATAAGAACTGAGTTTCCTTATAGTGAAAACATTTACAATATGGAAGAATATAACGGATCAACTAGAGATTCCAGAGAGCCTTGTCATATTGATCGTGATTTTATGGATGGTTGTAAAGGGTGTCAAAGCAGCAAATTCACAGTTGATATTGATATTGAAAATTTATCAAATGATAGAGTTGTTGAAGCACAAGAAATCATTAATGAATTTACGCCTTTTCACGCGGTATTACACTCTATAAACTTTAGCGGTTTGGTAAATGAATATGTTGAATCACCAGTAGAACAAGTAGAGTCTCTTATCGACATAGTTGGAGAAGATATAACAATTTCTGGAAATGCACAAATGATTTTTAATAGAGTTACTGAGGACGGTACAAATTCCATAAAACGTAATGGTTTGGCAGATACGTCATTTGTAGCAGGAGATGCTACAACATGGATAACTGGGACTGGCTATAATTCATTTATCGCTATATTTTCTCCAGATGTTATATTAGATGATTTGGGAGTTGATCCTGGTAATAACGTTTTAGATATTTTGACAGGCACTCATGCGGGAAACTATAGCATTGAAGACCCTGATGGTAATTTGGCGACAGTTCTAGGTATACCCCCTCTTCAAGAGCCAGTTAGTTCTTCATCATTCACATTTAATTTGTCTAATAATAATTATTTTAACAGTGGTACGGAGATTGTACAAGAATTTATTTTTAATGATCTCAATGTAGATTTTGAATTGTTATGGGACACAGAAAATCCAAATAAAGCTTATGATAATACTTGGCTTATAGAAATACCAGCATATCCGTGGCCCAATCCTCCCCCTGCTGGGCCGGGTGACCCTGATTATGGAATCATAAAAATTACATCTAGTGGTGTATTGATTAATAGTTATTCAAAAATATCTAACACGTTACCAACAATAAACACTACAGGAATTACCTATACGATAAAAACTCTTACAGGAAGTTTAATTACTACTAGTACTACTGGCACATGGACAAAAACCACTAGAGGAATTGTTGATTATAATTTTGATACTGCTTTGACCGATATACGAAACGTGGCCAACATTGGCGATTATGTATTACGAGCAGGAATACAATATAAAATAGGTGCATTTATCCCTGATGATACGCATCGGCTTTACATTGATGGATATACATTAGGGGCTGCGATGGGCGTAACGACCAATATATTTCAAAGATTAGTGAATAATCAAGTGGGCTATTTAGACTACAAGCAGATGATATTAGAGACAGCAATTGATTATGAAACAACATTAGGTATTTTAAATGGTCAAAATGCTCCTGTTGATCCAAATGACATTCTTGAAACAGACTTGTTTATGGAGAGCTTTTTAATAATTGTTGATAATGCGTTACCAAATGATGATAATAATTTTGCAATGGCAAATATTAATGGTACAACAATTACTTTAGACGGACCATATAAAAATTGGACTACTTTAGCAAATGGTGGAACAAGCGTAGATTTTAAAATTGTTAAATATTCTAAACAAGCACTGTTTATTCCGGAAAGAATTTATCCACCAACTCCAGGTCATGATTTTGATCAAACAGAAAGAAGTCAATATTTAGATCGTAGAGGAAATGATGTTGTAGATATAGATATAGAAACGGGTGTTTCTGGTTTGGCTATAATTAAGGCGATGAGTTTGGATGACGATGGTTTTGAAACTGTGGTTGAACAACAAGAGGCTGTAAGCTATACAATTGAGTATAAATAAGGAAAAATAATGAAAATAGATGAATCTATGAAAATCAGAGGCGACGTAGATGCCTTTATTGAATATAAAGATGGTCGTAAAGAAACACGTCATTTTAAAAATACAATCCTTCGAACAGGAAGATATGCTTTAGCGTCTAGTTTAGCAAATGACTACGGTGATGATTATGATTTTTACATCGCTAGAATGATTTTTGGCGACAATGGCACAACTGGTGGCGTGCCTAAACATGTAAACACTGAACGAACTGGGTTATTTGGAGTTACGTTGCTTACTAAGCCTGTAATTTCATCTATTGATCCTAATACGCCTTCTCAGGTTACGTTTACTTCTGTAATTACATTTGCTGAGGGAAACGGGCATGCGTTGAGCGAAATGGCTCTCCGAATGAATGATGGAGATCTTTACAGTATGGTGACTTTTCCTGATCTGTCCAAGACATCAACCATGCAGATCACATGGGTGTGGCGTTGTAGTTTTGTATAAACGTAATGCGTTAAATTTCAAGAAATTTGCATTGGAGTAAACCCATCCACAGTTAGTAGGACAAAAATCTTAAGTTAAACGTACGTATATAACTTAGGAATATTAAAGGAGAACAACAATGCCAAGAATCGATCTTATACCAGAAACATTGTATCAAGCAATGCAGCCATATCATGTAGACTATGATAATCTGCCCCTTATAAACATCTTACAGCGTCAAGACGTTATAAATTATGCTGTTGATGTTAATACAGCCATGATACGTGATTCCATTGGTACTGCTGGTACTCTAGCCAATAGATTAAATCAATCACTCAATCAAGATGGTTCATTAAAAACTAGTGCTGTGAATACCTCTACGCATAATATTGCCTATCACAGCGATGGCACTGACGGAGTTGATGATTATGTAAGAATGTTAGATGATGAAAGAGATAAATTAACATTGGTCTCAGATGAGGCTTCCGCTCTTTCTTTGAAAATAAAAACAGCATCTACAGACGTTAGTTTTATAGATGACATTGTAGAATTTGAGGCATCTGATACTGTTACTTGGGAAGTAGAATCTCCAAATATTGTAAAGGCACATATGGCTTTTACCAGTAACGCAGCACACAGACATTATTATGGGCTGACGCCAGTTCACTCTAATTTGGTCACACCTAATTATATTAATTACAAAACCACATCAATTTCTACTACTTTTATAGCAGATTCTTTGAGAGTTTTTATAAATGGTGTTAGAATATACTCTAATGATACTGTATACGTTCCTGATGCGACTGTTTCAACATGGATTGTAACTTCTTTCACCCCCGCTCCAACGAGTGGTACTTTTGCGTTGAATCGTGCTATCACTGCGAATGATGTAATCAGGATCGATTTTAACACCCTCCTTACTTAAAAAAAATATGGAATTACACAGATTCAAAGACTTAAACTTTGGTTTTGCTATTGTGTCTTCAGATGGAAATATCGGCGGTCTAAAATGCACAATAAGATCAATTAAAAACCAATATCCGGACGCTTCATATGTTTGTGCTGTTGCTAAAGGATTGCCCACAGTTGTAACCAAAGAAA